TGCTTTTAATAGCAATTTTCTATTGCTTATTCTTGATTGATGATGTAATCTTCAAATTGTCAAAAGTAAATAGTGAATAGCAATTAGCAATAAGGAGCCCTCATGTACACCTACCGAATCAGCATCACCTCCGATATCGCGGATATCAATGGCAAGCCCGCCGACGAGTGCGAGCTGATCGATTAACAGGAGACAGACATGAAAGACAACGTCATCGTGGGTACAGCCCTGTTCCTCGAACTCATCGGCGCGGCAACGGTGCTCGGCTGGGTGTACTGGGCAATCTGCGCAATCGCGGGGGTGCCGTGATGCGAGGAGCCGGGAAACACTTCTACGCCGCGCTCTGCCAATTCCCGTTCTCTGCCGCCGAGGCGAGTCTCTGGGTTGGGGTCGATTTCCTCACCTGGCATGACTACTACGACACGGAGGAAGAGGCGCAGGTCGCGGTCGACAAACTCAACCTCCGCTGTAACCGTGAGTGGATGGAAAAGCACGGCGAGCTTCTCCCAGTGGCTCACCCTCACTTCTACGTCTCCTCACTCCCGTTCTGAATTTCTGAAGAAAAGAAAAGGCTCACAAAAATGACTGCTGCTATTCAAACGATTTCTCTTGAAGGTCTTACCCGCGCCGACTGGCTGAAACTCCGCCGCCGCGGTATCGGCGGATCAGATGTCGCCGCGATCATCGGGATTTCAAAGTGGCGCACGCCGCTTGATATCTATAACGACAAGACTGAAGAGGGAGAACCTGCTGACGGCCAGGAGGATGACAACCCCTCGATGGAATGGGGGCGCCGCCTTGAACCCGTGATCCGGGAGAAATACGCGGACGCTACGGGGTTCCGGGTCTCGAAACCTGAGGCCATGTTTATAAACTCAGACCACCCCTTCATGATCGCTGACGTCGACGGAATCTGTGAAGACGGAAGGATTCTTGAGTGTAAGACCGCCCGGTCCAGCAAAGATTGGGGCGAGGAAGGTACGGACGAAATCCCCCAGTACTACCAGACGCAGGTCCAACACTACATGGCGGTTCTGGGAGCGCCCGTGTGCGATGTGGCGGTTCTTATCGGCGGGTCGGACTTCCGCATTTACACGGTCAGGCGGGACCAGGAACTGATTGATCTCCTTATCAACGATGAAGAAGAGTTTTGGGAGAAGCATGTCGTCCCCGGAATCCCGCCCGCGCCCATGAGTATCAGCGAAATGGCCGCCACCTATCCTGTCTCAAACGGCGGGGAGGTCGAGGCTACTTCTGAGATCGCGGACGCGCTTAAAGAAATGGTGATCACCGAGCGCGATATCGCGGAAAAGAAGGCTCACCTGGATGAGCTCAAGGCTGAGGTCCAGGGCTACATGGAAGAGTCTGAAAAGCTGCTGATCAATGGCGCCCCGGTCGCGACATGGAAAGCAAGTAAGCCCCGCGTCACTTTCGACACCAAGGCTTTCGGGAAAGCTGAGCCGGGTCTCTATCACCAGTACCTGAAGGAAGGCGCCCCGACGCGCCGGTTCATGGTCCGGCAGGCTTTCGCGGACTCTATCGAGTAAGTGGATATTCAAAGAAAACGTAAGGGAAAAACAAAATGGCCACAAATAACGTAGTTCTCAACCCCTTTGGAAATGGTGTGACGGCGGTACCCTCCTCCATGCCTTCCAGCGCTGTGATGCAGTCCTCTGACGCGGCTCGATCGGTCGCCGAGGTTCAGGCCGCGCTCATGATCGCACGCATGAACCCGCGTGATCAGCGGGTCTCTATGGACCGGATCATCAACGCATGCACACGGCCCAGTCTCGCTGAGTCTGCGATCTACAGCTATCCGCGCGGCGGGCAGAACGTTACCGGCCCCTCGATCCGTCTGGCCGAGGCTATCGCTCAGCAGTGGGGCAATATGCAGTTTGGTATCCGCGAGCTCTCCTCAAACTCCAAGCAGTCCGAAGTTCAGGCTTTCGCCTGGGACGTTGAGACGAATGTCCGCCGCGAGGTAACGTTCACTGTACCCCACATCCGTTATACAAAAAGCGGTGGGAAGAAGCTCGAAGACCCGCGCGACATCTATGAAATGGTCGCCAACCAGGGCGCCCGCCGGCTCCGCGCCTGCATTCTGGCAGTCATCCCGGGAGACGTCGTTGAGGCCGCTGTCCAACAGTGCGGCGCGACACTTGCCTCTCAGGAATATGCCTCGAAAGAAGGTATCAAAAAGATGATTGATACGTTCAAAACGCGGTTCGGGGTTACTCAGGACCAAATTGAGGAATTCTTCGGCTGCCGGGCTGAGGCTATCAACGGTCCCCAGATCGTGAGACTCCGCGGAATTTACTCCTCGCTTAAGGACGGTATGAGCGTGCCGGAGGACTGGTTCAAGCCCAAGACGTCAGGGAAAATCGCCTCCGATAAGAAACCGACGCTGAAAGACAAGCTCAAGGCACGGGAAGAGGCAAAGGCGGAGGCCGCCGCTACTGAAGAACCGCAGCTCCCCCTCGCCGACGCTGAGCCCGCCGAGTCTCCTGAAGAAACCGCCGCTGAGGCAAATCAGCAGCAGGAATAATTCTCAGCTTTTCCGCCCCGGGGCGTTGGAGTGAGACGGTGCAGACTCTCTCTCTTAAATGCTCTCGCTGCCCCCTTCCAGCCTCGGAGCGGATCCTTTCTCCAAATAATGGGACAAAACAAAATGTGTGAAGCGAAATTCTCAATTGAAATCGGGAATGGCAACCCTAAACTGCTGATCCGTGTTGGGGCTTTCAACACGCTGCAGGGTGATTACGTGCTGAAAGATAAAGAGACGTGCGAGCGGCTGAAGGCTCTGATTGATCAGGCGGAGGGCTTCTTCCCCTCTGAGAACAAAGACATGAAGGCGGTGGAAGCCGCCTCTGAGGAGAGCGGAAATGCCCGCCAGTAAGAAGCCTCGAAAGAAGCACCACCATAAAGTCACCTGGGCGAGCGCTGAGAAACATTGCAGTTTCCTGATCCGCGGTGAGGACTGGACGCCTGACATGCTGAATGATTTCGCGCAGGACTTCCTCTTCCCCCTGGACGCGATCTACTGGAGCAAAGGGGAGGATCCTTACATGAAAAGGCTTTTCGGTAGAACCAAGGATCAGCTCGTCATGGCGTGGGTGCTTGGGAATCTTCTCATCGAGCGGGATGAATACCGGAAGGTGATCGCTGGGGCGAATAAGTGCCTGCAGGCGGCGTTTAACTGCTGGCTGGATCACAAGAAGATCCTTTACCCGCAGCTGAAGCGATGCAAACACCTGATGCTTCAGCTTTTTGAGGCTATCACCTCGGTCTATCAACCACATGAAGTCAACACCTGCCACAGCCAGGAGTCCCGGAACCTCTGGGTTTTCGATAAGGCTGAAGCCGAACTGGACGGGATGCTGGGGCTTAAGGGCAAGGAAATTCACTATGCCGCGTTGTGGCCAGGCTCGCGTGGCACAAATGAACAGGAATGAGGAAGAAGAGGGGAAAAGATATGGACAACAAAATTACGGCTATGCCGCTGTCTGCCAAAGAACGGAACAATCTTGTTAATCGAATCGCGGAGAACACAGCGCTCTTTAACTGCCGCCACGCTCTGCTGACCCGGCACCAGGTGGCGTTACTCTGCGGACGAAGCTATGCCGGCGTGGAGGGGATCCTGAAAGACCCATCCTTCCCGCCGCCTATTAAGGCTCTTGCCTCGTCTCACAAAGTCTGGCGCTGTGGAGAGGTGATCGACTGGCTGAAGAACCGCCCGCGCTATGGGAACTGAACCACGCCACCTAATAACCCCTCACAGGATGTTCTCTTTTGTTTGTGCTATATTTTCCCTGTCCGGGATTCCGGACGCGGGCGTGGAAACCCGGCACAGATAGGCGCATAGCCGCCAAAATCTTAGCGGCTTTTTTATGCGTGCAGGTCTCCTTTTTATGAGTGAGGCTGGCGGGCACTCTTCGGAGTGGCCGGGCCCTATCGCCGGTTTTCCACCCCGCCAGTCCTTGCTCGCCACCGTGGAAAGTGGCGCAAGGGTTTTGCCCTTTGATAGGAGACACGCATATGTCTAATCTGCAGACCGTTTCGGTCCTCCCCTCTCTCCCTCTCCGTTTTTATAGCGATGCCGGAAAGCTCTGGTTCGCGGCTGCCGATATTGCCCAGGGTATCGGACATAGCAATCCGAGCAAAATGATATCTGTACTCCGTGCGTCGGAGCGCTCTAACTTAAAGTTAGACCGTGGAGGATCTTTGGCTGTCATCAGTGAGAGCGGATTGTACTTTGTCCTTCTTCGCTCAGATGCGGCTTTAAAGGAAGGTAGCCCCGCCTTTAACTTCCGCGTGAAGGTCACCGACGAGATCTTGCCCACTATCCGCAAGACCGGGAGCTACTCAGCAGCCACCCTCACCCCCGCGGAGCAGCTTCAGATCCGCAAGGCCATCTCGGCGCGCGCAAAGAAGAGCGCTGTCGCTTACCAGACGATCTACCACGCGCTCTACGCCCGCTTTCAGGTCGCAAAGTATGACCAGATCCGAAGCGAGGATCTTCAGACCGCGCTCGACTTCATCGCGACCTGCGAGGTAAAGCTCCCCGCGCTCGTAGATAAAAACAGCATCACGCTCTCAAGAGACGAGATGGAACGTATCAGAACCCTCGTCTACTACAAAAAATATCTCTTCCGCAGGCAGCTTGGCCTTGTCTACCAGATCCTCGTTGCTGTCCAGTCTCCAGAGGCGCCGCGCTTCTACGAAATGATGAACGAGGCAAACATGAATGAGGTCGAAAAGATCCTCGACCACCACGACATGGCCGTAAAGGATTTGCCGTGCTATAGGTACCTGGTGGCGCAACACTAAACGAAAGCCTCGGGGCAGATGCAATACCTCGGGGTTTTGCTTTCGGCTAATTGAGCGCCTTAGCCTCATAGGTTCCCATGTTGGCGGACTTTTTCATCAGATCAGATAACACCGCAACATTCCCAACGCTGGCTAATATCGATTGATATTCGATGGCTGCGTTTTGATCGCCAGTATCGTCAATAACCCCATCTACCTCAAGATCGAGGTGGTTTCTGACGGCCGTTGCTTTGAGAGAAAAGTCAGCACAATCCTGCCTGGCTGGAGCCAAAGCGTCTACAACACGACTTTCCCCTATAGCGAAATCAAAGCGGAATTCTCTTCCCCCGAGGCCTTTGATTCTCGCTTTTGGTAACAACTCTTCCCCCGGATAGATCCTGCTGTAGCAGTGCCGAACAGCCTCGAGAAAATTACCCCTTGATCTTTGTTCCTTAAGGTTGTCACGGCTCCATGAATCAAGATCAAGAAGCCCCTTCAGATATCTGGCAAACGTACGATAAACGGGAGCCGTGCCCGCGGCAATCAGTTCGATCTCTCCGTCCGGCAAAAGGCTGATGCCTCTTTTTTGCAGGAACATCTTTAACGCATTCCTTTTCTTCCCATCTCTGAAATCCAAACCTGCAGCCAGCATGGAGTGTACCGTCATCCCTTCATCAAAAAATCGGGCCCGCCCCTCAGGAAATTCACTGAATATATAGAAGGAATCATCATTAATAAAGCTAAAAGGTGTATCAATTTCGTAAGCCGGCGTCCCATCTACCGTGGGAACGGCATACGAATCGAATCCCAACGTTTTAAGTTGTAGAGACATTTTTATTCCAGCCTGAAATCTTTTGGGTCAACATTCAAATCAATGGGCTTATCCAGCTCCATATTAGCCTTTTCAAGAAAAAAACTTAATTGCCTGTTTGGATTATTACCCAAGGCTTCCGCATCTTCCTTACTGAATCTCGTTCTTGTTTGACCAAAATGATAGTGTGGCCAGCTCTCTGTTTTTTCACCGTTGTGCGGCGGAGGGGAGACCACATCAGCATCTACGACCCTCTCCATTTCTCCGGTATCTGGATCTTTGTAGAAAAGGGCCACCGTCATTCTTGAAATTTTTATCTTTTTGAATCTTGCGGTTTGAACTATCCGAACAAACAAGTGCTTAAGTGTCGGCCCATCTTTCTCTTTGACAGGCATATACATCGATCTTTCCGACGGAATATCCATCAGGGTTCCCTTGCTCCGCCGCCCCTTCTTTTGCCGCTCCTGAGCCTCACAATCCCATTCCTGGACCATCGCAACTTTTGCAATTTCGACAACTTCTTGCGTAACCGATTCAGACGTAGACCCGCTATATTTCTCTTTATTGGACATCATTTCGCCCCGGTTAAAGCCTGCTAGCCAGTTGAGCAGCTGTAGGTCGGTAATACCGCTGGAGCATCTTCAGGTCCCTGTGCCCTAACTGACGGGCAAGAGCGAGCACGTCCATCCTTGGAGCACCATCTGGTCCCGGCATGGCCGCCCATGTTGCGAACGTTGCCCGCCCGTCATGGAACCGGAGAGCCTCACGGATCACGCGACCCTTGCTGTCACGAACTGCGCCGAGCCCCGCCTTATCCCGAATCTTGCCCCACAACGCCTCTCTGGTAGCATGGGCGAGCCCAAACACATTAGGCTCAAAACCAAGAGACTCAATCTGATTGAGCAGCGCTTCAGCCTTAGAAGAAAGGGCGACATCACGCCCCAGAAGTGTCTTTGTCGCCTCAGTTGGGATTCTGAGAACATTCGGGGTTTCATGCCAGGAACGTTCAATGGCAAGAATTTCACCGGCTCGCATCCCCGTGAGACAAGAGAATAGGAATGCGGCTGCTGTTCTTTGTGTGGCGTTGACTGGCGCGGTTTTTGGATCCCAGCCGGCAATAAGGCAGATCTTCTCTATCTCTTCATCTGTCGCCACGCGTTCACGATGGGGTTCCGGATGAGGAATCGCGACTCCCTCAAGCGGATTCCTGAGCAGATACCCTTTACGAATACACCAATGCATGACGGCACTGAGTACGTTGATATCTCTCACGGCTGTGGCGCGAGCGAGAAGCCGCCCAGTGCGGGCTGATGGTATGGAGAGACGCCGCTCGAGAAATTCTTCGAAGATGGCGGGAGTGAGATCTGTAAGCCTCATATCCGCGATAGGGTCGTTCTCGTAATAGCGAATTCGCCTGTCTTCAAAGACACGCCCCCGCTTGGCCGGGGTGATTTTGTTGCGGTACTCTTCCAGCGCTTCACGAAGAGTCTGGTTGGATTCGAGGGAGCCGGAGCGAATCGACTCCTCGAGATTGAAAGCCCAGGCTTGGGCTTCTCGTTTGGTTGAGAAGGTGCGCGACTTACGAACGCCGCGCACGCAAATCTGTGCCTCCCACTTACCGCTGCCGCTGATTTTCTTGAATGTTGCCATACTCTGAAATCCGTAAACAGACCCGTAAAAAATCCGTAAATATAGTCAGAAATTAGCAACTATCGTAGTTATTACCCCTTAAAAAATCAAGGAAAATCAATAATAATAAGAAACGGTGGTGCGGAGAGCCGGACTTGAATTAATTAACAAAATCAAATTATTAAAAATTATTCCGTAAATTTTCCCGTAAACCCGTTAGAACTTTACAGCCTCGTTTATCGCATCTTTTATCCCGCGAGCTAAAGACCACCAGAAACAATCTACCGATTGGCACTATTCACTACATCCTTATCCGCGGCTACTCTTGTAAGAAGCTCCGCACCTTCTCCAACCAGTTCTGCGCCTTCTCCGAGTAGGCTTTCGCATTGGGCGAGGCGCTCTTGAGTACGGTCTCCGGTATCTCTGGCTGCTTGCAGATCACTCTTGGCTCTGGTGTCTGCGGCGTCGCGCACCCGGACAGCAGCACTCCGCAAATTAGCGGCATCAGAAAGCGCTTTATCGCGCGCCGCCAAGGCTTCTGATACTTTCCTTGCATTCTCTTCCTCCTTTGCTCTGGCAGATGCCTGTGCGTCTCCCAAAGCCTTTTGCTGAGCCAGTTTGATCGAGGTTATTTCTTTCTCGTACTTAGCGGAAGCGCAGCTATAGCCCTTCCACATGCAAAAGAATCCATAGACCATGATCACGGCCCAGATGGCGATCCATTTCGCCAGGGTGCTCACAGAATCTGTATTTATGGTCATCGTTGCCGGCCTTCCCTATTTGAGAAACAGCTGCCTTTCTTCTTCCCGACGCTTAACCAGACCGGGGAGTTTCTTGCCGCCGGCATAGACCCACTTTGGGAATTCCGACGCCGCGCCTCTTTCATCACCGCTATTCACTTTCTTCAGAAGCGTGCTTTTCTCTAGCGCCCCAGTGCCGGCGTTGTACGCAAAGTCCATCAGTGCGACGTACTGACCTCTGGTGACGGGAACGGCCACAAGATCACATAGGATTTCGTGGAATCCCTCCAGAGTGTGTTCAAGAAGGTGAACCGCTCCCTCCTGGCTGATGCAGATGTTTCTGATCACTGGGTTCCCGCTCAGCAAGCGGGTTGAACCATACCCAATGGTCCAGACCCCAGCGGGGTCTCGGTAAGAAGTCAGTCTGCAGCCTTCATGCGACTTAATGAACGGGACCGCGATTGCCGGGTTCCACGCCGAAAATTCTTTCTTTTCGCTCATAACTCTCTCAGCCATAAAAAAGCCCTCGAGAGATTCACGTCTCCCAAGGGCTTTGTTCTAAGAAAAATGGATTGGTTTTAATCTTTTCGATGAAGTTCTCCCTGGCTTCCGTCTGCCACTCCGTCAACCATCGCCTCAGACCGATCTTCCATGGCCTTCAGCATTTTCCGGACAGGAGAGGGAATCAGTGCTCCATATCCCAGCTTTTCGAGATTTTCCAAAACACTCCCAAAGTCATTCAGGCAGAAGGCAAAGACCGCCACGTCCCTTATGCTGACAAAAGGGATGATCGAAGTGGTGTCGAGCCCATGGCACAGTGCTACAAGACTCAGGATGATGATCTTTTTGGTAATCCCGATGAATCCAGTTCGGGAATTCCACTGTCCGGTCTTCAGCGCGGCAAAGGTCCCGGACAGATAGTCAACGACAATAAAAACAAAAAGCCACTCGATAGCATCATCGATTGGCCCAAAAAGAAAGGAGCACAAAGCTCCCAAAATCCCGCCAACCGCCAGAAAAACGCGGGATGAAAAATCAGGAATCAGATCCACCATAAGCGTAAGAGTCCCTATCTACCCTTTCCCTTGTCCAAAGTGCTTGAAAACGGCAATCCGTGCGGTGTGCTGGCAGGTCTTGCCGACTGCTGGCGCCCGCCACAGCTTCCACCCAAGACACACCCGGAGGCATCGTGTTTTGTGCCACGAGTACTGATGTACCAAATAGAACTGAAAAGCTCCCACTTTCCCATCACGCTCTATCCACCTGAGCACCTTTCCCGAGTGACCACCATTGTTATCCGCGGTCTCCTCGTCCCCTTCAAAGCCGTAGACATCACCTGCTTCGACCACAAACCCCAGCGGCGGTGTGCTCTGAGCAACGACGCCGGGGTTCCTCCACATCCACCAAACACGACGGATGTATTGGCTCTTCCATCGGCTACGGTTGAAGCTATCTCCGTCGAGGTTCGTAGACGCTGTACTTGCCCACCGAAGCCACCTAGGCAGGTAGCCATCGCTATCTGCCAGCAGTACCGCGAGAGGCGCTATTCCCCACGATGCAAGCGTAATGGCAAAGGAGACGGGGATTAGCATGAGCCACTTCAAAACGCATAAAGCCATATCAGTTCTCCTTTATGCTGTGCGCTTCCAGATGTAAACAAAGAACGCTGGGGGCTGAACAGTCGAAGATTTGTCCAATAAAAAAATTCATTTAGTCCACCCCCATTTTTAATCCCAAGAGAATTGCGCTGTCTGCTCGTTAATGCTCATGCCGTAGCTGATGGTCACGTTTTCCGCCCAACGCCCATAGAGCGTGTACGTTTTCCCGCTCGTCACTGAAACGTAGACTGTATACGTACCGTTGCCGCTCGTCCAGACCCCTGCTATTGCGGTTGTCGGATTCCATTCGTTACCACCAATTGTTACCTTTCCGAAGTAACCGTAGTCCGTTGCGCTGTCTGGATAACCGTCATAAGTAGTACCGACAATCTTGACCACCTTGCAACCGCTAGGCGCGGTAAATGAATACGATCCGAGGGTTCCGACACTAACGGAGCCGTCAACCACCGGAGAGGCAAGGATGCGCTTCGTCTCTCCGTTCACCTTGCAATTGATCGGAGATGCAGACGATGCCCGAGCATCTCCGTAGGCAGCGTATAGAGTCCGCCCGTTCTTTCTGATCGGAACCGTGTTCCCGTCGAATACGGTAGGGCTGTCAAACAGAGCGATCTCCCCGGTGACACCGCCGGATGGCTCCCTGTAATTGAGATAATCCACTATAGCCATTACCAGATCTCCAATCCGCTCGGAAGGATAAGATGGTTGTCATCCGTGAGCATTCCGGCGATGCGTGCCTGAATCTGCGAGACATCCACGGCACTCGCATTCGTTACACCAGTACCCTGTAGCTTGATGCCGTAAATCGCCTGAATACCCGCGTTTTCTGACTGCCCAGTAAGAAGAAGCTCGGTTGAACTGACAGGGCTGAAGGAATAGTAATACCCCGCAGGATGCATCCACGGTGCGATATAACTCTTTGAGGAAGACACGCCCATTTCAATCAGCCACTCTAACTGCCATTTCCAAACAATAGAGGCATACATATGTGACGTGTTACTGTCACCCGTCGTAAAGGCAAGCAGAGCGTCGAAGTTCTTCCACGATTTGGATAGAGTAATCTCTCCTTGTCCCTGCCAATTTGCCTTATCTGTGCCGCCGAAAATCAGAGTCTTCGAGAAAGTTCCGTTAAAGAAGCTCTGCAGTTTGGCGAGATTGCCCAAATTATTTGCAAGATCGTTGGCTTTCGCGTAAGCCGAGAAATCGACCGTAAGCTTGCCATTATTATTCGTGATCCCATCACCCGTTGTGACCGCGCCCGGTGTGTCGGCCGTGGCGGTCGGCAGGATGTCTGATCTCAGCTTCGGGCCCGCGCCATCATTTCCAAAAAGCAATCTGTGTAAAATCGGGAAAGCCATAACTTCTCCTTAAGCGGTTCTTTTCCAGCAATAAGCAACGATATACGGAGGCATGTTGTTATGAGCCGCTCCTCCCCCGGTGGAGGAGGTCGTACGCTCCGCCTGATATGCGAATAGCTGATTGTCTATGTCAGGCCCCTGTTCGCCCCATTGCTCCTTCGTGTATCCCGACGCCGATCCCCACGTCTTTGACGTGACGCGCGTACCGCTCCAGTCCTTCGCTCCTTCACTCCCCCACGCGACGAAGGCATTGCCGCCCTGCGAGGTGGGGTCGTCACTGGCATAGTGCTTGTGGGCCGGCATCTCGGCCTCGGTCAGCGTGTGGGTCGGCTCGCCGCCAGTAGCCCCCACCGCGTAGCTATCCCCCGCAGCGAGAACAAAACGGTCTTTCACCTGCTCCCAAGTGCCCCCGAAAAGTGTGCTTGGGTCGGTGCTCTCTGAGCTCCAGTAATATGACCCCACAGGGTGCGCCGCTAACTTGGCATCCGCTACAGCTTGGGTGATGGCTTGGGTGACAGCCGTCGCGATTTTGGTTTCCGAAGTCGCCGCCGCGGCGGCGGAACTGGCTGCATTTGTTTCGCTATTTTTTGCGTTCGTTTCACTAGCGCTTGCGGCGGAGGCAGAGGATGCCGCTGCGGTTGCCGAATCGGATGCGGCACTCGCCGAAGAAGCGGCGGCTGAAGCAGAACTCGCTGCATTTGTTTCGCTATTTTTTGCGTTCGTTTCACTAGCGCTTGCGGCGGAGGCAGAGGATGCCGCTGCGGTTGCCGAATCGGATGCGGCACTCGCCGAAGAAGCGGCGGCTGAAGCAGAACTCGCGGCGGTCGCTTCGGCATCAGAAAACTGATCGATCAGAGCGGCCGCTTTATCCGCCAGTTCTTTCGTATAGCCTTGAATCGGGGCAACGGCGTAACGTCCGCTTGCGGCCGTTGTCCCTTTGTAGGCAACAGCAAGAATTATTTCCGTGGCTGAAACGACCTTCGAAATTTCGTAGAGCAGTCCGTCCGGGCCTACAAAGCCATCGCTCCCAATTCGGACGTTGTCGACCCATGCCGTCCCAGTCCCGGTTACCGTGGTTGACCCATTCGTAACGGAACAAGTTCCCGCCTTATACCAAGCCATGTTTGTTTAACTCCAAGAAATTGCGTTAACCGCTTCAATCGTTTCTGCCGCCTGAACGGACTCAACGAGCTTTTTCCGCCTTCCCACGGCTTCGGCAGACGCCTTGCTGTAAGCCTCCACGTGCGATTTGACCTTGTCCATGAAGTCGTTCAGCTCAATGCCTCTGGCTGAAGCGCAGGCTGCGCACCACGGGACAAGGTCGGCGGATGGAGAGGATGAGGCAAACCATGCTTTGCATTCGTCTGCCTGCTGCTGCCAAGTGGACTGCTCATCCTCCGGGTAGCCGGATTTAAACTCGTCCAGTGCCGCGCTCATAGCTTTCGTCAGTTCCCTGACTTTGGACGCCTTAGCCGCAGAAAGTTCAGCCGCAGCGTCTGCCGCCTTCCGCTCATCCGTGCGCTCATCCACCCAGGCGTGTTTCGTCCAGTCAAAGGTATGGTAGGAAGAGGGCGCGGGCGGCATCGGCTGCCACATCTCACCATCCCACCATGCTCCCTGCGGTTCTCCCGGAATGGAGCTCCCTCCATCAGGGATATTTAAAGCTAGAGTCTTTTCTTCTCCTGTAAATGTTCCTATCAGCTTTCCGTTTGAGTCGACAATGGTTGAAATGATTGTTTTCATCTTTTGAACTCAATAGATGCGATGTAAGGCTCGTAAATTCTTGTGTTCGATAGGGATAAAGAAGAATCTTCCTCATAGCTCATGTATTGAATCGTGTAAGTAACAGATCCTGCATCGGGAGAGTCAAGAATGCTTCGATTGTCCTGGGTAGCCGGATTAAAGGTTGTTGAAGAGCCGAAAACAAGCACAAAACTCGACAGAACAAGCGTTGATCCTCTCATCAACCTCCAATAAAAGGCACCGCCTTTACCGTTCATGCTAATGACGGCGGCCTTCAGGCCGAGAACGAGAAGAATGTCTCCACCAGTTGCCGTTATCGTAAAAGACATTAAATCTGTAAAGGACGATGTGCTTGTTGACAGCCCCGTATACGTTCCCCCTTTAATTGACTGGGGGTTTGTGACGGCCCTTTCTCCAAGCTTCAACGTGGTAACAGCAGCTGTGTCTATCTTTGCGTTTGATATTGAAGCGTCTGCGATTTTCGCATTCGATATCGAAGCGTCTTGGATAAGGGCGGAATCCATATAGACCTGCCCGCCGGAAACAGTGAACGGAGAGGTCACGGTCCCGCCGCTTCCCGTGCTGTTCAGGATGGCGAACGTGTCGGCGTTCACGAGGAACTGCGACTGCACGCTGCCAGACGAGTTATCCACACCGACAGCAAAGCCTGCGGCGTAGTACTTGCCGCCAGCCGTGATGCCGGTCTTGACCGTATAGGCGGAGGACAGCGTTCCGTCAGCCTTCGCAATGGCGGCGGCGTTTGTTTCAATGTCCGCCGAGTTCTGGCTGATCTTGGCTGAAAGCTTTGTATCTAGTTCAGCCAGGGCTTCTTCATTGCTCGAGCTTGTTTTTTGGATCTGAGTTATCGAAGCCCGGCTGCTCCACTCGTTAAGAACATCGGCCAGATCGCCTTCGGCATCCGGAGCGCGGGATATCTGGGATTCAATGCTGCTGACGATTGATTGCGCATTGTCTGCCGCGTCCTTCGCCTCGGTGGCTGTGCTTGAAGCCGTTCCAATTTCTGACATCAGATCGCCTCCCAGCTGCGTGGAAGTGATTTTGTTTGTCAGATAGCCGAGAATGTTTGCGGCGTCAGTGGAGCTTGTTCCTTCCACCCCGTCCGTGGCTGATGCCGGGTAATAATCTCCCGCCAGTCCATTTTTATCACCAAGCCGAGCCCAGAAGTAGAACGTCTGCCCTGATTTCAGGCCCGTAAGCGTGTATTTCGCCTGCGGATACGGCAGCATGGTAAGAAGCGTGGCCGCCGTCCTGTCATTCGTTTGTGAGTACCAGATCTCCGTGTAAGAGAAGATATTCAGTCCGCTCGGGAATCCCCAGTTAAGCGTGATCCCAAAGATTTCGGGCGAAGCCACAAGGCTTGCGGGAGATGCCGGAGCCGCTAGCAGTCCGTCAATGGAGACTGCGTCCGAAGCCTTCCAGGGGGACTTAACCCCCACCGTATTGGTGGCTCGGATTCTGAACTGGTAGGTCCCGCTGTAGGCGTTCGTGATGTCGTACGAGCAGGAAGCGACTTGTGGGACTGTTATCCAGTCAGAGTTATCCCTCTTCCATTCAAGGATGTAATACCCCACTCCTCCAGTAACTTCTGGCTTCGTCCACGAGAGCGTCACCGTGGTTGAAGAGATGCCCTGCTCAACAACCTCATTCGAGGTGATTTTCAGATCAGATGGAGCGGGAACAGAACTCTCAGGAATCGAGGTAATAATTGTGTCTGAGAGTGCCGAACTATAGTCGACAGCCGCGTATTTCGACTGTTCATTTTGAATAGCCGCAATATCGAATGTGCAACCATCGCCTTCGGTCACGCTTACAACCCTGAAGGTCTGCGTCTGAAGATCGGAATTAACCACCGCCCAAACAGATTCCGCTTCGGGAGCCGTGGAAAATGCTGTTTTTACGGTTATCGTTGTCCCATCAACCGCAGAAACAATGCTCGATTCAGTCGTTCCCGAGGGGAGCGTGCAGATCAGCGTGTCGCCCACCGCTATGCCGTCATTTTTGTCCACCACCACCTGCGTGGGGGAATTGACGGCGTGCAGGCGGCCGCCGACTCTTTTTCCGGCAATGGCAGGGTCGGCAATGCGGATGATCTGCCCGGGGGTCGCTATCGCCCCATCAAGTCCAACACTGAAAGTGACGCTTCTGGTCTCACGCTGAGAGGTAAGCAGCGTCCACAGGCCTAATCTGTGCGCCTGAGAACGGGAAGAGCAGGCAAAAGCGGTGATCGAGGTCGCTACAATTCCGTAGCGTGCAATCCCGTCAGCGTCCTCGACCGCTTCGACCTTGGTGTTGTACATGTCATCAGGGTCGTTATAACTGACGTAGCAGACGGTATAGCGGGTCGATCTGGCACTGCCCTGATACTGGAATTTGCCGTCAATGACGTTCGCTGCGGTGTAGGTGTACGAAGGATCCCTGGGCATATCTGCCACAGGAATGGCACTTCCATTGCCCCAGTAGACGATCCCGCGGAATGCGGTAGCGAGGTCACTCAAAACCGCTGTGGCGTCCGCTGCCGATTGAAGGTAGCAGTTGCAGGTGAAGCGAGGCTCCGTGTTGCTTCCTACGCCGGTAGGAACGCCCTCATCGCAATACTGGGCGATCTCATAAAGCGACCACTTGTCAATGTAGCCCGCGTCTAACACATCCCCCAGGCCGTAGCGGTCATTCGTCAGGATGTCATAAAACACCCAGGCAGGGTTGTTTGAGTATGCGGTCTTGAAAGTCCCATCCCACGTACCTGAATAAGTACGTGCGTCCGCGTCATAGTTTGAGGGGACGCGGATAATGCGCCCTTTGAGGTGGTAGGCGCGGGTAGGAATGGAGCTGAACTGCGAGGCGTCAATCTTGATCGCGGCGAGCGCGCTCATGGGATAACGCAGTTTTGCGTCAATGATTTCCGTGTACGCCTGAACGAGGGTCGTATCAGAAATGTAATTGGTGGAGCTGTCGGCTGTCGAACGGCTTACTCTGACCGTCCAGGGAGCCCCTCCAGAAGGCAGGTCTATGCGATGCGAGCGGGCGTAGGTCGAGGTCGTTTTACCATCAAACGCCGAAGAAACGACCGTGGAATACGTCCCTGCATTCGAGGACAGCTCAATCGTGTAATCGACTCTGTAACCGTTAATGTCGCCGTTCTTCTGGTTGGCCTTCTGGAGCCCGCTTACAGCGAGGGTAACGCGAACAGCATCAAGCTCCGTGTTCGTAAAAGTATGCGTCCAAGGCGTGGAAGCCTTAAATTCAACGCCTACGGAGGTGGTTGATTCAGAAGCGGGGAAGCCAGAAACGGGATCCTGATCCTGCGTCCCAGAGCGGAATTGAATGTCATACCCCGAGAAATTAGCCGCCCCGTCAGAAGACAGCACAGGAGTCCCATCGAAATAGACGGACTTTAATCCATCAACGGGGCCGACAATTTCACCCTCGGAGAGCAGGTCGACAATACGGGCGTAGGAAGTAGAATGCAGCGAATCACGGTCTTCCTTTCCACCTGAAGATCCGCCTCCGCCTTTCTTTGCGCCCTGAATCACTCTCCAACCACCTTTCACTTTCATGCTTGATCCTCGGCGTAAATACCCGCAGAAATAACCGCGCTCCCTACCGTCATTTCGCCATACAGGAGCGGAACAGGCCCGCCTTGAGCCTGCAGGTTAACCGCTCCGCTGAAGTTGTAAGACGATCCGTTGTCTGAACTCGATCCAGTCCCGCTCACACTCGAAACAGGGGATAAGAATTGAACCAATCCACCCATAGCAAGCGCAGCCCCCATTTGCGCCGCCACGGCGTATCCGCCAGTTACACCCAAGAAACTACCGGCTCCTGCGCCCGCTCCCGCCGCAGCACCGCCACCTGCAGCACCGCCCGCCGCCCCTGCCGCACCCGCCGCGGCACCACCAGTCCACACGGCGGCAACAACAATCACAATGCCGATAAAAATCTGCATCAGGCCGCCGCGCTTCGCGCCCATAAGGATCGGGGCTATGCGGATATCGCCATTACCTACGGGGTAGCGGAACTGCTTTGTGTTTTTAAGATTTTCCTTACCCACCCAAATCCCGTACCCGATGCCGCGATCCTTGGATGCCATCAGTTCCTGCTCGAACCCCGGGCAGACGACCCTTAAGGCGCGAATGGCTTCCTGAACGGACGAAACGGCGAGCCTGTGAACCCTTCCAAACTTCCTTCCCAGAGAACCGTAAAGGCGAATTGTGCGAAGTTTTTCCGTCATCCTCTGTACCTTATGATTAACCGGGTATGTTCCGCCCAGTAACCGCCGTAAATCACCCGTTCAGAAAGGTGCCCGTACATGTGATGGAGCATGCAGTTATGCACGGGGTAAAGCGTCGGGTCTTCCTTCAATCCATGCCCACCAAGGAATATCCCAGCGTGGTTGGCCACTGGAGCGCGGATCTGCATCAGGATGAGATCGCCGTAATCGAGGTGTTCGTCATCACGGAGAGCGGAAAAGCCCGCATCACGGAAATTTTCCATGTACAAGTCCTGCCCCTTGTCCCACCACTCGTCTTTCCTGAGGAAATCGGGCAATTCAATGGCTAATTCACGCTCATAGAAGTCCTTGACTAGCCCGTAGCAGTCAAGCGTTCCGTGAAAAAACATCCGGCCTACGAGCGGAGCCTTGTAGCCTGACGGCTTTGTGATCGTGATGCGGCCCGCGCCTTCTTTGCTCACGAAACAAATCAGCCACGGAAGCCCTGAAGCTTCAATTCCTACGAGATCAGCCTCAGACGGTTCCGGATTGACATCAGGATGGCTGTGGACCACCGCAATGATCTTTCCTTTGTCCTCTGCTGCCGCATAATCCTTGGGGTCGAGGACGAAGTGGTCGAGATCGCCCAGATTGCGGCAAGGAAAGTACTTTTCCTTTCTCCCTACAGCAACCACAAGCCCGCAACATTCATTTGGGTATGTCTGCTCAGCGTGCAGCCTGATCGCCGCTTCCGTGGAAGTCTTCATGGTTAATAGGTCTTCGTGTTGGCGGCCGGGAAGCCGCCGAAGTTGATGACAGCAGCGTCTTCGGAAACACCCTGCTGAGCGGCAAAACGCTTCTTGCAGTCACTCAAGCGGCCTGGGCAAACGTCCTTAGCGGCGTCCGTCACGGAGTTTCCATCAGCGTCAAAGTACGCAGATCCGGTGTATCCGCAATATGTTCCGCGGTATCCCCCCTTCAACTTCCAGCAGCACAGGTTGGCAATAATCTGCCTCGAAGGAAGCTGCCTGTTAGCGAAGTCAAGGGCTGTGGAAAGGGTGAACTCGATTTCCGTTTTGGTCTCATTCGCCTTCTGCTCGACAATCCAGACCTCGTCAGGAAGATGCTCGTCTGGATCGGCGGATGAATTGCCTTCGGTGAAGTTTTTAGCGTCAAGGTATTTGGCGAGCGTCCTGTGGCGGACGAGCTTCACGCCCACCAGGTCGTCATAAGTCACGCAAAGGGCCGAAATAATGCCCGGAATCTTATTTCCATTAGCGTCCTCGCCCACGTTGCTGATCGTGAGTGATGGCTGAGGCTGTTGGCTCTCACTTGTGCGCTCGAATCCTGTGACTTGCATTGCCCAGGGCGTATATTCCTCTCCCTGCCACCAGATCGAGCCCGATTCTGTGTAGGCATGGAAGCGCAGCCTCTCCCCACCCACCCCATCAAGCTTCAGCTCGTAGAGGTCGATCAGCTTCCCGGGCGAGAGCTTCTGAATGTCCGCAGCAATTGTCATTTAAGCTCCAAAAAACTGCATGAAGTCGACAGACAAATTCCAAATCCTCCCACCCTTGGGCGTGAGGCTGTAGTCCGCAGCCGTCCAGATCAAAGTGCTGTCGGAGAAGGGCGGCTTCCAATAGAACGGTTCGTATCCGGCTCTAGCATCGAGAAACGCCTTAATTTCCTTGATCTCGTCCTCATCGCCCGAAAACTGGAGGCTCCATGCCTGCGGGAGGTTGTTAATTCCATCCCCAACCACCTGCCTGTATCCATCCCCATATTGGGCTGATAAAGTGCGGGGCTTCACGCTGCCCGAAGATGACTCAAGCGTTGGCTTGAACGTAAATGTTTCCATGTCTTAAACCCTCCCGGCCCGCCACTTCCACAGGATTCCACCTGGGCGCATCTGATTCATCATTTCGCTCTGCACGGCAGTTCCGACAAGACGGCCTAAGGCATTGCCCATCGAAGCGTCCTGCCCTTTAGAAGTGGAAGTCTTTGGACTGCCGCTTCCATCCGAAGAGACGTTAACTACAACGTTTACCGTGCCCGCACCTGCGCTCTGAGCCACCACACCTAGTCTTCCATTAGAGGTGCGCGAGAGAGGCATGATGGCTTCTGGGCCTGCCTCGCCCATAAGGCCTACGCCCTTAGCGAATGGGAAGAACGTAGGCTTGTCCACAACTTGATTAGCGTAAGCGTGAAGCCCCGCAGAGTGAAAGACATTTCCGTTTGCACTAGCGAAGAGCGAGCTGATTCCCGAAGCGATCGACCCAAACAGCCCGGATCCCTGCACCTGCTTGAACAGCCCGGACATCGCCGCACGGATCTGAATCCGCACGATGTCTTTGACCACGCTCGTGGCGAAATCGCTGAACCCGCCTTTGCCTGTAACACAGAAATCAACCAAGGAATCTTCCATACTAGAAAACGCATTGCTGAAAGCTTCTTTGGTCTGGTCGGCTACTTTGCGATTGGATTCGATGTAATCGTCAAGGGCGGCATTTGCGCCATTCACCCAATTTTCTTCGCCTTCCCGCAGCGCCTTCCAATGGTTGTCCCATGCCTCAACGGCCTTTTTCTGATAACCCTGAAGAGCTGCGAGCCGCTGATCATAAGCTTCCTGATCGTCTTTATTCCACGCCCCCAGAGCCGTTTGCTGGTCGCGATCGCTCTGAAGCTTCCTGCGCTCAGAACTGACCTTGTCGTCAATCCCGTTTAGCCCAGAGGCGTAGGAAAGCGCACTCGCTCCCATCCACGCGGATGCTTCTTCCCTCGAATACTGAGTTCTGGTCGTGTTGAGCGCGTCTTTCAGCGTGTTCTGATACGAGAGCAGGGCGGCCTGACGCTTCCTGATAGCGGCTGTTTCATCAGCATCGATTTTCGAGAGCTTCGCAGCTGCGGACGAGCGCACTTCCTGCATCTTCGAAGTGTTGCTCGCGATCTGCTTTTGCAGATTGATCCTGTCCCGCCCGTTCGCCTTTTCCTTTGACAGGACGGCGTTCTGCTTCTCAAGAGCCTTGATCTGCGCTTCGGTATCCTGATTGGCAAGATCACGCTTCTGGCTGAAATAATCAGCCGCAGTCATCGAGCCGCTTCTATAAGCGGCATCAAGAGCGGTTGTCTGCGCCTGTATCGAGCTTCTTTCAACCCGCAGCGCATCCTGAATTTCGGACACATCGGCGCGAGTTATGTAGGGCGTTAAAGAAACACTCTTGCGAGACGATGCCTTTCGACCGCCTTTAGAGATGCTCGCCTGGTAGCGGGAGTTCTCTTTTGCTATGCGGCTCTTGTAGTCGGGCTCGGAAATAAGACCATTAGCAGCCTTATACTGGGCGTTGATCGAAGCAAGATTCTTAAGATGCTCCCGGCCTTTCTTCTCTCTATCCGACAAATATTTGTCAGAGTCGGCGATAAAAGCCTTAGCCGCATCATCAGCAGCCTTCTGCTTCTGTTTTTCGGCGGTTACTTTGCGCTCAGAGTCAATCTGCTTCTGGAGCTTAGAGATCTGGTCTTCCAGCCATTTTTTGGCTTCAGTCTGAGCGGGGCCTAAATCAGCCAAACGCTCCTGATATTTTTTGAGAAGATCTTCGGTGGTTGAAGCCTGGGTGATGCTCGACATCGCCCGCCAAGCTTTGGACGCTTCTTCTCCAACCCACGCCCAGGCTCTCCCCAGAGCGTTCAGGTTTGCCTTGACTTCCTCAGCCCGCTCCTTCATCGCCTGAGCGTAAGATTTTTGAGCGAGAGCCGCAGCCTCTTCCTGTCGTCCCTGATCTTCTAACGCTTTGATGCGCTCGAAGGTGGAAGCGTTCAGATAGTGATACTGAGCATCGAGAGCTTGAGAAGCCTTTACGGGATCGTCAGCAAGCTTATTGAACTGCGCGATTGTGTCTTCGATGGACTGCCCCGTCACATCCTTCATGTTGACGGCGGCAGAAGCGACCAACTCAAAAGCATCGCCCGCTATCTTCGAGTTTCCGGCCAACTGAACGACAGCATCCTGAGCCGAAGAGAAACTACCGGTTGCGTTGCCTATGGAATTAACCATAGAGTTCAGCTGACTAACGGTCACTCCGGCGGCATTGCCCGTCATCGTGATAGCTGAATTCAGCTGTTCATCCCGATTTATTCCGGCATAAGCGGCGTAAGCGACCGTTCCGAGAGCGGCTGCGGCAACTGTTGCGGGGCTGACAATCCCGACAAGCGTAGACCCGAGAGCCTTAGCCGCAGGAACAACGCCGCCAAACATGTCTTTTAACTGCCCGCCCTGCTGCATCAGTACAGTGAGCGGACGCTGCCCGGACTGGAGGCCTACGACAATATCAGTGATCTGCGCCGGAACGCCGCGCATAGCAGCAGCGATTTCCTTCTGCGACTTACCGTATTGAGAAAACGTTGCCGTAGCCGCCTTAGCCGCAGAATTCGCGCTAATAATCTGCTGCTTGAGGTATTCCTGAACCTTGCCCGTAGTGCGGGTTTCGATCCTGTACCCAAGCATGGCATCCTTCGAAAGACCGAAAGCTTCTGCCTGCTTGACAAGGCTGTCAACACGCTTGCGCTCAACAGATGTCAGCTTGTTGTACTCGTCCCGGACTTCTTTAGACGCTCCCTCCAGACCCTTCATGGAGCGTTTGGCGGCGGCAACGCCTGCCTGAAATTCCGCTACGTTGACCTTTATGTCTACTCTGGCTGTTCCTACGGTTTCTTCTGCCATCACTTGCTCCGTTCGTAGATTTGGTTCAACGCCTCAGATTCAATAATTCGGATCGAGTTCATAACCCTGTCGTATTCCTCTTTCTCCAGATCCATGCGGTCTAACTCGTGGAATATAACAAGATAATTTAATCCGACAGCTCCACCAGAACCCATGATCCATTGCGTGGAGTTGTCGGCAAAAACACGAAAGGGAAGAGCGTTCTCTTCCCATAATTCGAAAGGCCTCCCGTCATCGAAAAACGCTGCGGAAAGTCCTAAATCTTTTGCGGCGATGCCTGAATCAGAATAGAACTCACGCACCGCCTCGATCAGTTTCCCTTGAGATGGGTGACGAAGGCTTTCTGATAACCCTGAAGAAGCGCAATCCCAAATCCCGGATACTCATCGCAGAGCTTTTCAACGCTTTCATTGTCGAGCGGACATTCAATATCCCATGAATCAACCACAGCAAGAACTGCGTCCGCCTCCGCTCCAACAGGGTCTTTGCGATTGTCGAAAACTGTTGCAAAGAGCGACTCGAAGGCCTTTCTTCCCATGTGCCTGAAAGTAACCTTGCACTTGAGATCAGTCCCCTGGGCGGTGAATGTCAGGTTTGCGTCAAACTTGGGATTGGCGGTTATTTTGAAAGCCATTGTCACACATCCTTATTAATTAGGAAGCAGAGTAGAAGGTGTACGGAGCGGCGAGAGCGAAAGAAAGCACAACCGTTTCGTTCGTGTTGATCGCAATCGTCGGATCGCCATCGAAACTCACATAACCCGGATAAAGCGCAACATCGCCCTGCGGAGAAACAACGCGGAGAATGCGAAGATCGCCCGCAGCGTTTGCGCTCAGCAGCGTGCTGTACCAGTCCAGTTTCGGATCGAAGTGCATCGTCAGGTCGATGGATTTCGCGCTGCGGTATGTCGGACGCTGACGCTGCATGCCCGTGCGATCCTCAAGGAACTGCCACTGCTCGAAGTTGGCATCGCCGCCGCTCTTGCTCACTTCGGTGATCTGATTGATCTGAACCCACGTTTTAACAGCAACAAGAGATCCAGTACCTTCGCCTGCAGGGTAAACGGTGGTGTCGGAAGTGTCGATATTCTCAAGCGTGGCGGCGTTAGTCGCAAAATCGGAAACGCGGGCGGCACGCTGATTAATTCCGCTCCAATCGCTCGAGAGCAGGACGATATCGCCCATCAAGACCGTGGAAGCAACGGTGGCGACAGCGGAAGAGGCGTTCGTGATGGCGGAAATCGCCATCGAATCGCCAAAAGCCGAAGAAATGGAAACTACAGTTCCGTTAGCAAAATTCGAAGCCATGCGGCTCTCCTCTACGAAAAAAGCCGCTTAACGCGGCAAGAAACTAAAACCAAAATCCAAAATCCTGGCGAGTTCCGAAAATTCTCACGACCGAATCGTAAACAGCCGTCAACCCGCCGTATATCTCGCAATTAATGCCCGAACCCACAAGCATTTCTTCTACCTTGTGGGCGATAGTGTTCGCTTCATTCCTCGTATCAGCCCACACGCTGATCTGAATGCGTGAATGCCGCTTGTCAGGAAGCGTATTGTCCACATACTGAACAGCGTTTCCTCCCACTTGTTGATAAACGATGAAAGGAAGATCAAAAACCTCCGGCGAAGTGTCGGGATAAACACGCTTATTCACAAGAGGCGAAAGGAGCGAATAAATTTCCTGCTCGATCGTCATTTCTTAACCTCATTCAACAGTTCCGGCAGCCTTTCCCGCCCGCGCTCAATCATCGCTTTCACAGCCCTTGCGGCTGACGCTTCATAAGCCGGGCGAAGAAACGGATAAGCGGGGACATACTTAATCTTTTTCTTTGTCTTTCCGTGGCTCACGAGCCAGTGTCCGAACTCGACCAGATGCCCATGCGGAGCCTTTGTCGAGTTCCACGATACGGAGTACTGGATGTGGTTGACATCAGAATCCTCATCCTTATAAGCGATATAAATCGCATCCCGCAGCGAGCCGGTTTTGGCAGCTGATTTCTTGTTTATCCCCTGCCGATTCCCGTTTCTTCCAACGCCTGGAACATAGACTGGGGCGCGTATTTTTGCCTCTTTGCTGATAATCTTCCCGCCAGCCACAGCCATTGAGCGAGCCAAGTGAACCTTCATGTCGGGATCAGAACAGGCATCCAACAGCTTATTGACATCCGAAAAATCAGCTGTCATGTCGAAACCATCAGCCATTGTTCGTGCCCTCGGCAACAACAAGGTCAACGTATTTATGCCCGGCGATGTCGGGGATGACGGATCGAATGTCAAACACCGTTCCATCGCAGACGCAGCGCATTTTCGCCGTAATGTTATTTCGATAGCGGATGCGGATAGAATAAAGCGTACGGGAAACCTCGCCCGATTCAGCCATGAACTCTGAATTGATAGTTCCCATTCCCGTAGGAGCTTTCACCCACGCCCAGACCATACAGACATCAGACCATGATTCTTTGGGCTGTCCCCAGCCATCGGCTTCGGAGGACCTCTGCTGAATCGTCACCCGGCGGTTAAGCTGACCCGCTTTCATTTGAGTATCTCCAGTAAATGACCCACGGATCGAGGAGGTGGTCGTAATTGCGCTTCTTGCTGTCACCGCCCTCTGTTATCGCCCTGTTCTCGTAAAGATCGGAGCAGTAGAGGTAAATCCACGCCTTGACGGTAGCAGGAACGTTTGAAACGTCCGTGCAGATGGCGTTTTCATCACCCCGCTTGATAATTTCGCGGCCCATAATATGCTCGGCCATCTGCGAAGCAGCGAGGATGTACGCTCCAATGAGAGTGTCTTCTTCCGAGTTGTCAACTCGCATGTGGAGCTTCACATCATCCAGGGATGCGGCTGCAACGCAGGTAGACGGATCAGGAGTTGTCATCTTGCTTCACCTTCCTGCGAGCGCGCTTGGGGGTGGTGGCCTTTTCAGGCTCGCTAAAGTCAACAGCGAGTCCTGCGCGAACATAAATGCCACGGTCTAGCGCGTTCACTTCAACGACCTGCCCGGACTCGATCATGCCCGCGATAGTGAGCGCCGATTTGACGAATTTAACTTTCATAATGAGCGAGAGGGGGCTTTCACCCCCTCCCTTTCGTTAAAAGGAAGCCTTATTTATCAGACCGCGGGAACAGCCAGAGACCCGCCAACGAAGGCATCCGCACGCGGAACGATCACGCCCGCCATGCGAGCCTCGCAGCGGAGCGAAATCAGGTTGTACTCGAAGTCGGTCGAGTTCTGGGTCGCGATCTCAAGGGTCACGCCTTGACGATCGTAGACCTGAGCGGTCCTGAAGTCGCCCACAAGGTACTGCCCCTTCGTCACAGAAGCGGAGGCCACAACCGGAATGCCCCACGGCGTGCGACCCTCGAAGGAGGCACCCGGAACACCGTAGAGGTAGCTTCCATCAGCGGCCTTCAGACCCTGCAGCACCGCCCAGTCGAGCGGATTGAGCAGGACAGCGGAAGCGCGATAGCCATTGTTTTCAACCGTGGCGATCGAGAGGCGAATCAGGTCGAGCAGGTTGGCGTTGGATCCGCCGAGATCGGCAAGCTTGAAAGCCTGGGAGGTGTAGTTTCCAGTGGCAAAGAGACCGGAGAGGTTCGGAGCAACACCGTCACCGGAAACAAGCTGCTTCTCCACAGCGAGGCGCAGGTAGTACTGCATTTCGCTGTTCAGGAAGGCCATCAGGGCGGGGCTGTCGTCAAACAGCTGCTTCGTCACCTTCGCAACGTGGGCGATCGTCTGGACGTTCGCCTGCACCTTGGTGGTCGTCATGGTCGAAGCGGGCTTCTGGGTGCCTTCAGCCACTCCGGCGGCAGCAGAGGTGAAAGCAGTTTCCTTCACGTACTCGATCACGCCCGAAGAAGTGGGAATGTGGGTGAGCAGGGAGGAAACCGTCAGTTCCTGATGCGGAATCGCATTAATGCCAGGAATGCGATAAGGAATAGGCTGAGCGACAGCAGTGGTGAGCGGATCAGCTTTTTCAGCAAATTCGACCTCCTTGTTCGCAACGTGGTTCTTGTAAACGTCACTCTTGATGAAGTTTTCGCCCAGAGTCATGGTACGGGCGGAAGCATTGCTGCTGAAGGCTTCAGCCTTCTGCTGCAGATCAAGGAGAACGCGTGCCTGACGCACCTGCTCCTCACCGAGCTTAGCACGGGCCTTTTCAGCCTCTTCGCGGGAGGTCTTCTGGGATTTAACTTCCTCGTCAATAGCGGCGAGCTTCTTGTCGACCACGGCGAGGGATTCGATAACCTTGGATTCTTCCATTGTCATTTCCTTTAAGAATTAGCGGTTTTCAGCAGTTGATTGATGACAGCCTGAAGCTGTTCATCTCGAGCGTCAGAATCCCTCTGAGCATCGAACACGGCCCGCACTTTGCTGACAAACGTGAGAGCCTGAGACTTGGAAAATCCTGCATCCCGCAGTAGTTCCTCAATGTCCCGAATAGATTTAATTGAATCGACCACGGAGGAGAAATCCTCCGACTTGACCACAGAGACCCGGGCCTTCGAGTCCGCGGGGAAATTCACCACGGAGATCTCACGAAGCAGGGAAACAGACTTGATCGTTCTCCCCATTCCGTCACTCTTCCAGTCGTAGTCAGACTTCTGCAGCCCAATTCCCACAGAAAGCCCGGTAACCGTCCCGGCCTTGAGGGCCTCGTAAACTTCGGCCGCCTTCCCGATAGAGAGCGTGAGCTGCCCCTTGCAGAACAGACCTTTATTCGTCTGCGTCACGGACGTCCACTTTCCAATAGGAACGTCATAGGTTGCATGGTTGAAGAAGATAGGCAGGACGCCGGAGCCTAAGGCCTTCAAGGCCGGTTCGTAGGCATTCTCGAGGATCGTGTCTCCGTAGGAGTCTTCCCCATTGAACACGGATCCATAGCCCTGGAAGCGGCCTGAAGTTCCATCCACACTGAGCTCGGCCTCTTCCAGAGGTACTGCTTTAGTGAAAAGGTCCATTTCTTTTCCTCATTGTTTAATCGGGGCCGTCTGGACAGGCGTCTGCTTAGTCTGACTGGGGTCGTTTTCACCCAGTTTCTCAATCGGAGCGAGGTTGTTCTGCGCGAGGAGCTTGTCCGCATTCTCTTCATCCGAGAGCGGAAGATTCTCCATGGCCCGGGCCTCGTTGCGCGTCATAAACCCGTTCTGGAGAGCCTGCGCATAGGCGTTGTAACGTGTCTGAATGTTCGACCGCTGCAGAGCGTTCATGTTGAATTCGCAGGTCACTTCACCCCGCTGACTGGCGGGAACGAGCTTCATTTCAAGGAGCTTCTCGAGGCTCACAACCAGTGGCTGAATCGTGCTGCGGTAGAAGTATTCCGTAAGGGATTCAATCGCCGTGGCTGAACCTTCGTTGCTGTTCAGAAGCGCACTGGGCACGCCAAACCACCGCCCTATTTCATCCACGGAAAATTTGCGAGAAGAAAGCAGCTCAGCGTCAGCCGCCGTCATCCCTAACTGTTGGAAGCGCATGCTCGCCGGAAGGACGTGCAGGAAATCCTGCGGGCCGCCATTAAATGGCTGCAGGTTGGAGAAGCGGTTCTTGATCTCCTCAATCTGCGTCTTCGACAGCTCGGAATCAACCATCATCAAGCCATTTAAGCTCGACCCATTCCCAAACATAGCCGAAGCGTTGACCTGCTGATTTGTGATCTCCGTGGTGGTCGCTCGCATCAGGTCGAGCGGGCTCAATCCCACCAGGCCGTTCCCGATTCCCCTCCAATGGAGAATTTCCTCGGAGCTATAGTCCTTGTATTCACCGCCAAATGAATACTGGTATTTCAGCTTCCCGTCATCATCCAGATAGACGTCCACCTGATCGGCCGCGAGCGTGCGCAGGGAAACAAGATCCCCTGCCACGTCACGGTTAATAAGAGCATAGGCATTCCCCCGCAGGAAGCGGTTCATGCCCATGGTCATCCAAAAGTCGAACGCTGTCTGGTTGTAATTAGGATGACTCAGAACCTGAGCGAGCCTGCTGCCGCGATCCTCAATCTTGTCATCGCCATTGCGCGTGTAGACCTTGAGCGACAGACTCGCAATCGTCTTGGAAAGCAGTTCAACCGCGGAAAACACCGCGGAGATCTGCATGGCAGCTTCCGGCACAATCGTCCGGGAGCCGGGCACGAGCGACCGTTCGGGGACGCTGGTCTGGTAGCCCGTGGAGTCGCCCGTAGAGCGGCTTCCGAGCCCCAGAAACTGGAAGATTTTGCCGAAAAGCATACGTTAAAGCCCCAAAAACCAGTTAAGGTCGAATTTCTTGGATTCAGTCCTTTCGGCCCGCGCGAGGGCCATGATTGCCGCAACCACGCCGTCAATCTTGCGATCCGGCGTCTCTTTGCGGGGATAAATGTTTTCCTTTGCGTCCGTGTGGCAGACCACGTTGCTCACCATCCATGTCAACACCGGATCCCCGTTGAAATGAATGCGCCCCGCAAGCACGAGAGCCTGAAAGCTCTTCATGGGCTCACTCATGTTCTGCACCGTCTGCCGATATTCGAGCATTGGGACATTTTCCTGGCTCAGCTCGCCCGCAATCTGAGTAGCCTGGAAGGGATCGTAAGCAACTTCAACCACGTTGAACCGCTTGCAGTCCTCAATGATCGTGTCCTTAATCTGCCCGTAATCTGTGACGGGGCCCTCAGTCACGTGGAGGAGGTTCTCGTATTCCCACCCCTGATACTGAGAATTGGCCCCATTTTCCACAGCGTCACGCGGCAGCCAATAATCTCCAAAGAGGTAGTAGTGGTCCTCTCCGTTGACGCTCTTCTTGAACACACGCATCATTGCCGCGATATCGATTTTGGATGCGAGGTCTAGCCCCATGCAGCAGTCCTGTCCCTCGAAGTCGTTGTCGTCAAGGGATGGATCGGCGCACTTCATCCAGGCTTCCATGTTCATCCACGAGAGGTCTGCATTGCACCAGACGTCAAGATGCTTGGTCTTGAAGTTGTTCTCGGCGGAAGGAATGGCTATGGCTTTAGCCTGGAGGGACTTGATCACCTCGGGGCGGACGCTGACCCCCCAATTGGGATTGGCTTTGGAGAGGGCTTCTTCACTCTTCCAGTCATCGTCCTTGTCAAGCGTGTAGATCACGCCGAAGTAGGAGTCGTCTTCAATCGCCCCGGAAAGGATTTTGGTGACGATTCCTCGCTGCTCGTAACAGATGCCCGCACGGTCAACGCCGGCAGTCGTGATCGAGACCATCAGGGAATTACGCCGCTTGCCCAATGATGTTTCAACAACGTCAAAGACATCACGCTTTTTGTGAGCGTGCAGCTCATCAACGATGGCCAAATGCGTATTCAAACCATCAAGAGTGGATCCTTCAGCGGACTTCGCCTGAAAGTAGCTGTGCGTAGAAGGAACATAGATAGCGTGAGCCTGCACCTGAAGGCCGTACGCTTCCTTCAGGGCGGCGTTTCCCTGCACCATGGTCTGCGCATCACCGAAAACGATTTTGGCCTGCTCGCGGGTTGTCGCAAAACTGTAGACCTCGGCGCCCGGTTCATGGTCGGCGCAGAGGCAGAACAATCCGATGCCGGAAAGCAGGGTCGAGTTGTGAGTGCGGATAAATCCCCTAGTGACGAGGTAGCAATGATCAGGAGAATCAACTTCTATGCACCTGACCGGGACGGATTGAACAGGATCACAGCGAACGATTTGCCGATAATCCTGCAAGCCCCGTTTAACTGGGCGCTCGCGCAAGCGTTCAAGCTTTCTCTTTAGCTTGAACACAGGAATTTCGCGATAAGCATGAAACATCACGCGATATACGATTCCACAGTCTTTCCCGTTGCAGAACGCTCTTTTTGCGTGAATTGTGGGGCGCATCCCGAGAGATGCTGCCAGGGTATACACGCCAAGCGCTATTTCGCGCTTCTTCTGCACAAATTCGCATTGCCCCTGACCCTTGCTTATGAATCCGCCCGTATCCATAAGCCCCTGAAGCAGCTCAAGCCGATCAGAAAACGGCGCGTTCATGTATGCGTTTGGAATGTGCTTATTGCCAAGAACACCAAGTCGCCGAAGTTGAACTTGAAACGAGTTTGTCTTTGAATCTCGATCTTTAAGCCCAGTGGAAATAGACCACGCGCAACTTCCTTTAACCTTATGAACCGGGTAACCAAGAGCCTTTATTCGTTCAATAATCTCAACGTCTTTATCAGAACACGTAAATCGCGAAGAATTTGTCGCGCCATCTCCAAGACACAGCCCAAGAAGATACGGCGGTATCGGCAATTCATGACAGACACCGTCTACTGGAGCCGCCACCTCAATGCGGTGGTTATGTTCGCCACGGCAGAAAACAGAAGCAGCTATTTCCTCTGTTGTTTTAACGCTGGGGTTCGGGCCAATGTGTTTGTTGTTTCGTCCCTTCAGCCTGCCGCGGTCATACCTTGAATTTGTTACCCACTCATGTTTTGCATCAGCGACAATGACTTCGCCCGTGCTGAACTCGACCTCATAGCATGGCCGACCACGCATAACATCTGTCGCGGCGATGACATGGCACGCTTTTCCGTCCGCCCCATAAACAAGATCTCCGACTTTGAGATCCCGCATGAGCTTGAAACCGTCAGGAGTAGGAATTTCTGTGTCTAAGGCAAGAGCCTTCCCGTTTCCCCTGGGCACTTCAACATACGCAGACCTGAAGCGCCTGTTGCCGGCCTTCGACTTCCATCCAAAAAGGGTTGTGAGCAGAAACACCTGCCACGGTTCAAGGTGAATGGGGCGACCCGCAAGCTCGCCCTTTGTGTGGGTTAAATGCTCAATGAACCAACAGGGGCGCGCAGCCTCATCCGCACCAAAATAGAAGGGTGAATCCTTATCCTTCCACCGCTCGAGGTCGTTTCTCTGCCTCCTGCACGCTTCCTTCACGAATTCACAGGCAGGTACAGTTCCCCCAAGGACGTTGTCAATATATTGATTGGCAATGTCGAAATAACAGGGCTTATTCATAATACTTCAAACGGATTCGAATCGTCCTTCTTTTCCTCTCCCGCGGGCGCGCGCGTGCGCGCGATAGGAGTGAAGCCTAATTCTTTCTCAAGGCGTAACATTGTTGAATCCACCTGCTGCATCATCAGGAACTCAGGTGCGGCCTTGCGATTGCCCTTATCGTCCACTGTGATCAGGCAGTCGCCGTCCGACCTTTCAACCATCTTGGCGAGCTTCCTGTAAAGGGCGTAATTTCGGCACCAGCGCTCGAAAACAGCCACGTCTGTGGCCTTCAGATACCCCTCAGGGATGTTCGCAAGGACGATCGTCCACGCGTCCCGAGCGTCTCCTGTAAGCCCTTTGGGCGGCTCGGCAGACAGCCATGGCCTTCCATCCCTGCGAGCCGTGGTAGGCACACTTCTCGCGCTCGAATGAACGCCTTTAGCGCACTTTTCTTCGGCAGAAACTCGTCTTGCGGGCATAAATTCAAGTGAAAATAATCAGATACTGATGTTCGTACGCGAAAAATTGACTGATCAGCACGGTCGCGGGCCTCGGCAGCGAAAAACAGCTCCCCCCTGGGGGTGCGGGGCTCGATCCGCTCCATCGCTAGACAGAAAATCAGAAAATCTAGGCAGAGACGCTCTATCTATAGATAGAGCAGCGCGCGGCCGCGTCTACCAGTGCGCTAGTCACTCATCTTTCTCTGCGCTGCTCTTTCCCTAGCAGTTTTACGACTATGGCATTCATGGCATAGTGCCTGCCAGTTCGACCTATCCCAAAAAAGTCTCATATCTCTTTGGCGTAAATTATTCCATGGAATAATGTGGTCGACATCGGTTGCTGCACGCGTTATTCCGCGCCGCAAACATTCAGCGCATAAAGGATTAGCGCGAAGAAATTCTTTTGCTGCGCGCCGCCACTTTCCGGTGTAGCCGCGCGCCGTAGCATTTTCTGTAGTCGCGTGTTTTCCATATCGCTGCGCCCGCAGAGCGTCAATTTTCTTTTGATGCTCCGGGCAGTAATGCGCCGAATAAGCTACAGCTTTACTGCAGCCTGGATAAGAGCAGATATGGAGAAGAGGCATAAGAGAATCCAAGCAAACTCAAGGGAAAACCAGCCCGGCATAAAAAATAACCCGGTGATCTTGGAATCATCGGGCTTACGTTTCTCACGGGTGCAAAAAGGATGGCCATCGGCCACCCCTAAATATGAAACTGGCGTCTTTCGCTTACTGATATTTCATAGTTTACGCCTTATCCTCTTTGAAATCAACAGTTTTATCTCTGGAGTAAAAATCGAGGATGTTCTTGAGCATCACGCTCGCGCGTCGAGTCTCCTCACAAAAACTATGCCTGTTTAATCCCAAAGCCCTTCCCAGCCTTTTTACGCGGATTCCCGGTCTAAGGTAAAGCACGCACATCATGAGGCGGTATTTTTCTGGATAAAGCGGCGAACAGAGAGCTTTTTCTACCAGTGCAGCGTCGGCAGGGTCTATCGGGTCATAGCTTTTTGAATCATCCTGATAAAAATCCTCCGGTGCTCCGAAGAGAGCAATCAGTTTCGCCAGCATAGGAACATGGACCTTAGGCCTGTCTCTGTAGTATCTGGCCCAGTTAGTGAGCCGGAAATCGAGTTCCTGATCGATCACGCTTGATCTCCTACTTTCCCGGATAAGGAATGACATCGAACCCGCCACCCTGACGTTTAGAGCGCGGATAGGCAACGAAGAGCGCGAAGGGGTACTGGGTGGCAACGCTCTTGCACTTCACTTTTGCGTCGTCGGCGAAGATTCGGGGGCTGCCCTTGACCTCGTGCAGCTCCAGCTCGCCGTTCGGTCGAAGGATCATGAAATCGGGAAGGTACCAGCAGGCGCCATCCGCGACTTTTAGTTTTAGGCTTTCGAACCAGAAGTCCGCGATTCTTCCGGCCTGCTTCTCGCCCTCGAGGTACATCGCGTATGCTGACTCGGTTCGATTAAGCTCTCCCTTCTTCATCCGGCCTTTCGCTCTGAGAGCCGTGAGGCCGTAGTTCTTGTGCTGCGTCTTAAAAAACATCCCTCAGTCCTCCTCCATCTCCACATGTGTATAAAGCTCGAGGACTTTCTTCAGGGTAGCTTTAGCGTCTTGAAGGTCCTGATACTCCTGGAGGTGTGGATACTTTTCGTAAAATTTGTAGTCATCTATGAATTGCCCAAGAGCGTCGATAATCGTCAAGAGATCATCCTGACTCAGCTTTTTTGCCATACCTTCATCCTCTCCCCGTCAAAATGGGACATCCTCGTCAGGGGCAGATGCGGTGTTCCGCGGGATATCTCTCCCCTTCGCCGCAGCGTACTGGGCTGCCGTAGTGGACGCAGCAGGAACCGTTCCCTGAGGCCGTGCCCCCAGCTGCAGGGACTCGCAGATAACCTCTGTCGCGTAACGCTCGATACCGTCCTTGCCCGTGTACTTTCGCGTATGCAGCCGCCCCTCGATATAGACCTCAGAGCCTTTCACGAGATACTGCTGAGCGACTTCCGCCTGCCGGCCAAAAACCACGACGTTATGCCACTCGGTCTCTTCCTTCTTTTCGCCATCCCGACCCTTGTAGCGGCGGGTAGTGGCAAGCGCGAGGCGGCAGATTGCCAGCCCCTGCGCGTCGCTCGTCTTGGGGCCTCTCCCCAGGCGACCCAGAAGGATCACACGATTTACTGATGCCATGCTGTACTCCTATCCTTACCTTTGATACCGTTTCCCGGGGCAAGAAGGCGCCTTCCTGCCCTCTCTTCTCCCTCGCCGCCCTTCTGTACTGAAAATCTCATTTCGAATCTCCTGACGCGTTTGAATCGTCCCCGGACGCCGCCAAATTGAGTTTCCAGCGGAGATACCGGATCCGCCGTACCAGCGCCTCGACGTTCGAGGCCCCAACCACCCCAACGGACGGGACGTTCGCGAAATAAACCGGATAAGCGAGTGAGTGGTGGATCCAAACGCCCTCCCGATAGGCAACAGCCTCAGAATTCCCCATGGCAGCGGCCGCCACCCCCCACCTATCCATCTGGGGACCCACGGCGCCTTTGATACAGGCCTTCTCTGCCCGGCGCTCAGATAATTCCCTCACTCTTTTCATCAACCCTCTGTCCATACTGCCCAACTCCTCAAAACCTTCCTCTGAAATCCCGTACGCCTTTGTGATCTGCCGCATTGCCGCCCGCCAGGCCTCGTCTCGGGCCTTTTGGTCTTCACTCATTCCATCCCTACCCCTTCAGATCCCCCCAGTAGGATGATTAGGAATACGGGGCTCACAAACCGCGTTCACTAACCATCCCCTGGAGGAAAACCTATGTCCGTTTCGTACTACCTGGCTGTGCATACTCTGCTGCAGTCTCCTGTTTCTGAGATTGTTGCCCATGGATTACCTCACAAAACCTTTGTTTGCGTAGACGGCGTGATAGAACTGAGTCAAGGCGCCAGCCTTCTTGTCGGCCGTCCAGTAGACGCTCAAGGGCAAGAAACAGGAGAGCCTTTAATCCAGATTCCTCTCGATAAAATCGATCAGCTGCGCGCAGTCTCAACTCAAGCCTTAAGGCGAGGATACGTAACCCAATCGGTTTCTTCGACCGCCAGATGGATCGCAAGGCAACCCTTCCTGACCGATACAGAGTTAAAGCGCCTCGCTCTTGAGCAACAACCCCATAAAACAGCGCCCTAAGGCCATCCCATTCGCTCACGTCTTTCCTTCGCTTAACGTTTGGGTCCATTTCTTCGCGTCCTCAAAGCCACCCGTCGCCGCCCGCCACATTCAGAGCGTCTGCCTGATGAGATCTGGTGAGATCTACCCCGCTCAGATTCTTCGGCATCAGCTCCATCAGCTGACGTTCAGGAGAGAGGCAGAACTGACCGGATTTCTTCTCGAACCAAAGTTTCTGCCAGATGACCTGACCGTTCTTCCTTTGCTTATCAAGCTTGATCAACGTGTCGGCTTCCTTATCCCATCCGACGTTCTTTGTTTGGAGACGCTCAGCTTCGTTTTCTTTATCCCGGTTACGGGTAACGACAGCGACGTTATCCGCCAGGTTCGAGATATCGCTGGACCCTGAGATCTCATACCTTCCAGGCGGTGACTTCATGCTTTGAGAGGAAGAGGGTTTACGAAGATGGGCGACCACATGAATATGGGTCTGGCAATCAACCGCGATCCGCTTCAGCTGCTCAACGATGTAGCGTTGAGTCTGGTAAAGCTGGTCGGAGTTATCCCCGCCGGTGAGCATCATCAGGTTATCCACGAAGACGTGAGCGCACCCCTTCGCCGCGGCTGCGTAAGCGACAGCGTCCAAAGCGTAAGCCGGGTCAATCGCTCCCCGGTTCCGGTAGATCCAGAACCTCTTCTCGCACCAGTCGAAGAACTTCTCCACCTTCCCGGATTCGTTCGGGGAAAGACGGCGCCCGTAAGCCATGCGGATCATCTGAAGGATCGTGCTTTGCGGCTCCATTTCGAACGACAGCATGCAGATTGAATCTCCCCGCATCATCATCGACAGGGCAATCTGGGACATCATGGCGGACTTGCCGTCACCGTTACCGCCTGCCCAGATCGTCAGTTCCCCCTTCCTGAGCCGGAACCTGGGGATGATCGGGCAGGGTTCTCCGGCGGACGCCGCCTGATGTTCGACCCGTTCCATGATTTCGGACTGAAACTGTGCGGCAAGGATGATATCTGGCGAGGGCTTTCTCCCAGACCAGAAGCCTTTCACCTCTTCCGGCTTCAATTCAAAACTCTGCATAGCTGCTCCCATCTGTGTTCCTTCTGAAACGTTTGATAAAGCCCTTCACGGTTCCTTCGTGGCCTTCAGCTGAGAAAACCACCATGGCAGGACTTGCCGCGAGGATTTCTTTCATGCACTGCCTCATTCTTTGGTCACCAAGAGAACCGACCGAATAATTCTTTGAATCCTCACCTACTGCCAGAACATGAACCTTTCGGTCACAAAGAAAAGACCAATCGATGATCTCGACTCTGTCCGATGGAAGGATGTTCACCACATCACCATCGAATGGTGGTGCTTCCTTTTCGGTTTGGAAGAGAACAATCACGAACTCTCCAAGCTTTCGGCAATTCGCTTCGATCATCCTCATTCACCTTTGCCCCTCACACTCACCTGAACATGTCCCTAAAGCCTGTTGTGTCCAGGTCCCCAGGATGAAACTCTTCTCCTCTTCTTTGACCTCCTTCCCTTCTTTGTGCTTCTTTCTCTCTCCTTACCCATGTCTGCCAGCTTTGCGTCCAGCCTCTGTCTGACCTTCTGGTGGAGGAACCTCTGCCGTTCTCCCAGTAGAACCTGAAGTCAGTAAAGACTTTCTTAGGATCCAAATCAGGACGTACGGCTTCGATGTATTCCTTCCAAGCATCCGGGATCTCGG